TTGGCTCTAGTAGCTATATCTATGGATTCAATGCTGAAGTTGAGCCAACGTTCTGTCGAAATGTCGCGCAGATATGAGTCGAATACATCCGATGCGAGGACTAGCGCACCCGCACAGGCAAAAATTCGTGCCTGGTCAGCAGTATTCTTGGCCTGAACAGGCCCAGTTGGCTTGGTCCAAGTGACCGCGATCGCGCCTCCATTGCCAAGTCCGTTGGCAACGCTATCCAAACCTACCAAAATAGTGTTGAATCGGTACGTGGAGCTCCCGATACGTGACAATAAATGCCGCAGCGGCTTTGTTCGAGAGATGGATAACATCTGGGTGTCCGGCTGAACTCGACCTCAGCATCTCGCGATGGAAGGCGGGCGTATATGGCCCGATGAACGGCGCGCGTCTTTACCTTTAAAACGACGGACCTTTCTCATATAACTCCGTACCGTAGGATGTCGAGCAGTATCGCTTACTTCTTTGGCGCTTGCGTCGCGAACGTCCACTTTGCCCTTCCGGCCCAACGTCCTCGGTTAGCGCTCCGGTAATGAGCCATTTTTGGCAACCCCGGCTACCCCGCGCTCTTTTCTCAGCCGCACCCCCGGCCCTTCGCCATTCTCGGCGACGAAGATGACGCCGGCGCTCTCCAGAGCGCGCTTCACCGCGGCCACGTTGTTCGTCAAGCCCGCAGCTTGACCTGCGCTGGCTTCCATACGTCGAAGCGTCGGGACTGAGATGGAGGCCGCCTCCGCTAACTCAGCTTGTCCGAGGCCTGCGAGTACCCGGCCCGCGGCAATCTGCCGGCCTGTCAATTGATCGCTTTCGCTCACTTTGATTGATACCTATTGACAAACGCTCATGGTGAGCGAAATGTATCAACATTGACGTTTTCAATCAATGGAGCACGCGCATGGGCACCCATGTTCGCGAACGGGAAAGCCATGTCCCCAGCCGGCGCCAGGCACTTTGTATCGGCGCGGCTCTTGTCGCCGTCCCGACGAGCATAGTTGCGCTCGCCGCCTCACCGCAGGAGCGCATTGCACGAGCAGTACGGGAGATCGAGACCGCCCTCGCCGAGATTTACCCGGGTGCGCATCTGCGGCCCGTTGTGGAGCTACCGAACACTGATGCCTTCGCCTCGCCGCTGCTTCCGGATCGAACGTTCATGTCGGGCAAGATGGCACTGGTGTCGATCTCCGCCGATTCCTTCCATGAGCGCTATGCCGCCGGCCTCGTCTGCCGGGAAGATCGCAGCGGGTTCGGTGGGAGGGCGCGGGCATGAGCGCTCATACGCGGGAATTCGTCATGGTGGAGCGCCGGGCGCTGCGTGAGCGCGCCGAGCGCACGATCGAGGCGCTCATCGTCCTGCTCGATGAGCTCGACACTGATCCCGACCTCGAGGACGGCGGCGACGATGAGCCCGATGCCGATGGCGAACCCTCGCTCGGCTGGGTAGGCGGCAACCCGGCTCAATATGCCGGAGGCTCTGGCTTCTGGGATTGCGATTGCGAGTGGGACCAGGCGGAAGATGGCATCGCCGATTGGGAGGGGCTGGTCGAGCAGATCGGCGGCTCGTGGAACGGCTGCGAGGTGCGGTGATGGATCGGCGCACATTTCTCATTGGCGCGGGGCCGGCACTGGTCGCCGCGTCGGCATTCGCCAAAGCCGCCAGCGCGTTCGATGAACGCCCTCCGTCGCTTCCGCAATCGCCTGCGTTGATAGACGCGTCTGGGCTCGATGCGGAACATGTGCGGGGCCTGCGCTCGGCGTGGGAGTACTTCTGCTGGAACGCAGATCGCCTCACCGAGGGTGCGCCGGGATGGCAGATTCTCGGCGCCGGGCGGCTGGAGGAAGGCCCGTTTATCCAGCTGGTGCGGGTCGACCTCGATCCTATCCGTTCGAGCCCGGCGTTCCCGGTCGAGCGCCATTTGCAGATCACTCTGTGAGGCCGCGGACGTTGAAGGGGGGGCGCCAATGTGCAGGATGCAGATCGTGATGCAATCAACGTCTTGATACGTGTCATTGTGTCATGTAATGTGACTGTAGATTGTCACGCCGAGGATCCCTGCAATGTCCCGCCTTCAGCCAAAAATCGACGGCCCGCTCTCCGAGCGGTTTTTCACCTCCGACGAGATTTCCCTCCTGACCGGCATTTCCCCGGAGAAGCAGCGCACCCTGCGCACGCGCGACCTCATCCCTTTCGAGGGCGAAGTGCAGCCGATCAAGCGCGAGCGCTCGCGCCTCGTGAACTGGAACGTGGTGATGAAGTGGGCGCTGCTCGCCGAGGTCTCGAAGTTCGGCATCGACATCAAGTCGGCCGCCAACTTCGCGAATGCCGAGTGCTTCGACAACATGGCGTATTTCGACTTCACCCGAGAGGGTGAGGCGCCGCTCTACGCCTTCTGCCGCCCGAAGGCCGGCGATCCGGAGAGCTACAAGGATGTGACGACTGGCTCCGGCGAGATCGCGTTCGACGATAATCGCTTCTGGGGCCGCTTCTTCTTCGGCATCGATTATTCCGAGCTGCAGCGCACCGTGGTCAAGCGCCTCGAAGCGCTCTGAGGCGAACGCTCATGACCAGCCTCGTCTCCTCCCTTTTCGATCGCGCCAAGAGCGCGCTCCGCCCGTCGTTGCGCTCGTATGAGGGTGCGTCGGCCGCTCGTCGTGCGTCCGGCTGGGGCAAGATGGCCAACCAGCACGGTGCAGCGCAGGCCGCGCGTGGCCCGCTGGCGCAGCGGGGGCGCTATATGGTGGCGAACAACCCGCATGCCGCTGCCGCCAAGGCGGCATGGGTGGCGGCGCTGGTGGGCACCGGCATCGTGCCGGCGGTGACGGACAAGCTGGCCGCACGCTGGACCGCGTGGACCGATGAGGCCGATGCCGACGGTGTCAGTGACTTCTACGGCCTGACGGCGCTCATGGTCGGCGGCATGGTGGTCGATGGCGAAGCGCTGGCGCTGATGATCGCCACCCCGGCGGGCCTGCGTATCCGTGTGCTGCACCCCGACCAGCTCGACGCCTCGCTGACCCGCCCGCTGCCGGCCGGCGGGCGCATCGTCAACGGTGTCGAGTTCGACGTGTTCGGCACCCGCGTCGCCTACTGGATCGTGAAGGAGCGCCCGGAAATCGGCCTCGGCCTCAACCTCCAGCCGGTGCGTGTGCCGGCCGAAGATGTGGTGCACCTGTTCCGCCCCGACTTCCCCGGCCAGGTGCGCGGTATCTCGTGGTTCGCCCCGGCGATCCTGCGCCTTGCCGAGCATGACGAGTGGCACGGCGCCCAGCTCACCCGCCAGAAGGTCGGCGCGCTACTCGCCGGTGTCATCACCACCAATGACGGGGCGGTGCCGTTCGGTGGTGAGCAGAATGGCGAGGCGATCATCGGCTCGCTGGAGCCCGGTGCCATGGTGGTGCTGCCGCCCGGCAAGGATGTGAGCTTCTCCAATCCGCCGGCGATTGCGCAGGAGGCGAACGACTTCGCCCGCATCACCCTGCATGAGATCGCTGCGGCGCTCGGCCTGCCCTATGAGGTGCTGACCGGCGACCTCAGCGCCGTCAACTATTCCTCGATCCGCGCCGGCCTCGTCGAGTGGCGCCGCCGTATCGAGATGCTCCAGCACAATGTCATCGTGTTTCAGGCGCTGCGCCCGATTTGGCGCCGCTGGGTGATGATCGAGAGCCTTGCCGGGCGCCTCGAGGGCCGGTTTGAGGATCTTCTCACCGCGCGCTGGATCACGCCCAAGCAGCAATGGGTGGACCCGGGCAAGGACGTCCAGGCGGAGATCGACGCCATCAATGCCGGGCTGATGAGCCGGCGCGAGGCGGTTGCCGCCCGCGGCATGGATGTCGGCGCGCTCGATGCCGAGATCGCCGCCGACAAGGCCCGCGAGAAGCAGCTCGGCCTCGCCTTCACCGCGCCGGCCAAGGCCGGCACCACCCCGGCACCTGTCGTGGAGAATGCGGCATGAACGCGCCCGTTCCCCTTATCACCCGCCGCGCGCCACTGGCCGCGACCAGCTGGAACCCGGAAGAGCGCACCTTCGAGGTGGTGTTCTCCACCGGCGCCCCAGTCGAGCGGCAGGATGCGCGCGGCGTCTACATTGAGCGTCTCGACTTGGCGCAGGACTGGACAGCCTTCATCGGCCAGCCGGTCCTGAACAGCCACCGCCGGGGCATCCTGAATGACGTGCTGGGCTCTGTCCTCAAAGCATGGACGGTCGACGGGAATCGAGAAGCCCGCGCGATCATCGGGATGTCCCGGCGGGAGGACGTCGAGCCGATCATTCAGGATATTCTCGACGGCCACCTGCGCGGTGTGTCCGTCGGCTATGCCGTTCACGACTGGAGCGAGACGACCGAAAGCCGCCGGCGCGTGAAGACCGCCACGCGCTGGACCCCGGTCGAGCTTTCCATTGTCCCGATTCCCGCCGACCGCCAGGCCACCATCCGAGGTGAGACCATGACGGCCCCCAACGAGCCGACCCACGTGCCGGCTCCTTCCACCCCGCCCGCCGCGGCGCCCTCCAACCCCACGGCGTCCGCGGAACGGGCCGTCGTCAATGCCGAGATCCGTTCCATCGGCGCCACGGCCGGTCTCGACCAGGCGTGGATCGACGGCCAGATCGACGCCGGCGTGACGGCTGATGCCGCCCGCGCCGCCGCCTTCACCGCCATGCAGACCCGCAGCGCCCCGCTGCAGACCATCCGCACGGCAGCCCTTCACATCGTGCAGGACCATACCGACCCGGTCGCCATCCGTTCCGCCATGGGCGACGCCATCGCCCATCGTCTCGCGCCCGGCCGCTGCAAGCTGGAGGGGCGCGCCCGCGACTATGCCGGCTATCGCATGCTGGACATGATCGGCGACCTCGCCCATGCCCGCGGCGAGCGCATCAATCTGCGCGACCAGAATGCGCTGATGGAGCGCGCCGTTGGCGCCCATTCCACCAGCGACTTCCCGCTGCTGCTGGCGGACGCGGCCAATAAGAGCCTGCTCGCCAACTATGCCGCGGCCGAGCCGACCTATCGCCTCTGGGCCGGGCTGCGCGGCTTCACCGACTTCCGCGATCATTCTTTCCTGCGCATCGGCGACTTCCCGCAGTTCCAGGAGACGGGCGAAAATGGTGAGCTGAAGTACGGCACCATCTCCGAGAACCGGGAGAAGGTGCGGGCCAAGGAGCTGAATGCCGGCATTGCCGTCGGCCGGCGGGCGCTTGTGAATGACGACCTGTCGGCACTCGCCGACTTCTCGTCGATGATCGCCATCCGTGCCGCAGCGGACGAGAATGCCCGCGTCTACGGCCTGCTCGCCACCAATGGCGTGCTCTCGGATGGCAAGGCGCTGTTCAACGCCGACCATGGCAACAAGGCGGCGGCCGGCGCGGCGATCACCGTCGCCTCGGTCGCGCTCGCCGTCGCGGCCCTGCGCAAGCAGAAGAGCCTCGACGGCATCCCGCTCAATCTCGCGCCGCGCTTCCTCGTGGTGGGACCGGAGAAGGAGCTGGAGGCACGTCAGGTTCTTGCCGCCATCACCGCTGCCAAGGCGGGCGACGTGAACCCGTGGGCGGGCACCATGGAGCTGGTGGTCGATGCCAACATCACCGGCACCGCCTGGTACGTCATGGCAGACCCGGCGGCAGCGCCCTCCATCGTCTATGGCTATGTCTCCGGCGCCGAGGGGCCGCAGATCCGCACCGAGATCCACTTCGATACCCGCGCCGTCAAGGTCGCGGCCGGGCTCGACTTCGGCTGCGGCGTCATCGACTTCCGCGGCCTCTACCAGAATGCGGGGGCGTGATGGCGGAGATCGACACCCTCGCCAAGCGGCTGGAGGATCTGCGTAAGCTGCGCTCCGAGGGCGTGCGGCGTCTGCAGTATTCCGACGGCCGAGAGGTGGAGTACCGCACCGATTCGGAGATCGCCGCCGCGATCGCCGATATCGAGCGCCAGATCGCCGGGGCAAACGCCCCGGCGAAGGTCGTCTACTTCTCCACCAGCAAGGGGCTGTGACGATGGCGAAGCGGCCCTCCCGTATCCGTAAGTCGGATGCCACCAACTTCATGAAGTCGGCGCTAGACGTCGGCTTCGGGCGTGTGCGCGTTGTTGAGCGTGAGGATGGCCGGCTCGAATACATCGCAGAAAAGGAATCTGCGGCGCTGGCTGAAAACTCCCCGATCGCTTCGGCGGACGCCGAGCCCAACCCATGGGATGAGCTGGCGCACTGACATGGCGAAACCGAACCCTCCCTTCCTGTCTCGCGACGTCGACCGGCACGGTAACGTGCGGTGGTACGTACGTGTGCCCGGCAAGCCGAAGGTTCGGATTCGCCACGAGTACGACTCGCCGCGCTTTTGGGCCGTGTACAGCGAGGTGCGTGCCGGCCGCATTCCCGTCGAGTCGTCCGGTCGAGTTGAGAAGCTTGCCGCCGTGTCCGGCTCGCTGCGCGCTCTGTGCGAGGCCTATTACAAGAGCGCTGAATTCAAGGGTCTAGACGAGACCACGCGGCGCGTTCGCCGCTCCATCCTCGAGCGCCTGTGCCAGGACACGCTGTCCTCGGGCAAGGCCCACGGCGATCTGCCGTACAAAGCGATTCTCCCGCGCCATGTCCGTCTGATGCGCGATAAGCGCGCCGAAACGCCGGGCGCAGCCAATTCGCTGGTGAAAGCGCTTCGCCAGCTCTTCACCTTCGCGATCGCGACGGACCTTGCCGATGCCAACC